GGGCGTCGGGATTTGGGGCGGGGAGACCGCCTGCTTGTAGCTGTTGAACAGCGTGGCGGTCCGCTGGGCGTCCATCCGCTCGAAGGCGTCATTGAGATAGGCTTGTCGGGGAAGTCCGCTGAGCGGGTCCACCTCGGCGAGCCAGTCTATGAAGCCCTGGTCCAGGTTGACGTCCTCGTAGTCAGGCACCAGCGACGCGAGCTGACCGAAGAAGACCTGGCGGTCGGACATTCCCTGGCGGTCGGTCACGCTCGTCAGCTGCTCGCGCAGGCGGGCGTTCTCCGCATTGACCTCGATCAGCCGTTCCTCGGCCACCACTTCCGCCTGGCGGCGGATGACGTCCAGAAGCTCGGGACCGAAGTCCTCGACATCCTTGTCTGTGACCTGCGTCTTGCCGGTCTTCCGGGCGGGCGCGTCCTTGTCTGCCACCTGGGCGGTCAGCGTCTCAACCTGGCGGGTGAGGGCTGCGATCTCAGAGCCAGTCCGTTCCTGGTAGGCACGGAACGTGCCCTGCAGGGACTTGTAGCGCTGCTCCCATTTGTCATCCTGGGGCGCCTCGGAGGGCGTCTCGGCTGCCGGCTCTGCCGGCGACGTGGTCTCCTCGGCGGGGGTGGCGGGCTCTGCCGGAGGTGGGTCCTGCGGATCCTCGGGTGCGGGGTCAGGGGCTTGGCCCTGAACCAGCGCCTCCAGGCGCTCGGCTTCCTCCAGCTGCTGCTGGACCTGCTTTGGCAAACTCATGTCGATCTCCTGCTGCGACTGGACGTCGGCGCTCTGCGCTCGTCTCACGGTCAGCGGGTGTAACTAGAGGACCGTTTCCCCTAGCTTCTCCAGGGTCTCGTGGAGCTTGTCCACCTGACCCAGAAAGGCTCTGACGTACTGGGCCTTACCTTGCAGCTGTCGCAGCGCCACCTCGTCGGAGCGCTGGGCCAAGTGCCCGTTCAGGAGTTCCAGGTCCGTCTCGAAGATGCTGATGAAGTCCTTCCAGTGGGCTGATCTCGTCAGCGCGTACAGCGCTCGAAGCTGGGCCGTGGTCGGGTTCTGAAGCATCTTTCGTCCAGTTATGCTCGCGTTGAGTGATCAGTCAAGGGGATTATATTCCTACTGACCTTGCGGGGAATAGTTGTCGGTCGTCGGCGTGCCGTCCAGCAGCTGTTCGCCACCTGGGCCGGCCGCCGGCGGGGACCCCTGCGGGCCCTGCGCGGACATCGTGGCCTGGGCCATGCGCTTGCGCACCACGTCCAGCGACGGGACCACCTTGTCCACGTCCATGTCCAGGTTGCGGGCGGTCTCCCGCAGGATGGCGTGCCGTCCCTCGACGCCCACGATCTGCAGGTCGACGGGGTTAGCCGTCGCCGCCAGGAACTCGTTGCGGCGCATCTGCGCGCTTTCCTTGGCCACCAGCGAGGAGGCCCCGCGCGCGACGATCTGCACGTCCCCCTTCAGGTCCGGGTCGTCGCTGTACTGCATGTTGTGGTCGTAGAGGCGCTCGAGCATGGGCGTCATGACGCCGATGTCGATGTTGCTGATGACCTGCTTGATCGCCTTGCCGGCGTTGTTCATGAGCATGCTCATGCCCGACGCGGTCCGGCCGGCGCCGCCGGCGCTCGAGCCCGCCATGTATTTGGGGATGCCCGAGTACTCGTCGGCCATCTGGTTGAACATGGTGAACACGCTCATGAGCTCACCGATCCGGCTGTCCGGCTGGTGGAAGGTGATGGGCTGCTGCGCCGACCCCATGGGGTCGTCCGTGACCTGCCAGATCCGCCACGGCGTGAGCTGGGTGACGTCCTCGCCCGTGGCCAGGCGCGAGACGTTGATGACCACCTGCGGGCCCGAGGCGATACCCATGTTGTTGACGATCGCGCGGCTGGCGGCGTTGGCCACCTGCTGGGTGTCGCGCAGAAGGTCGCACACCGAGTTGCCGTAGAAGGACCCGGGCACGTTCTCGTAGCTGGCCTTGTAGTACGGCTTGCGGCACAGCGGGTCGTAGTTGAGCTCGGCCTTGATGACGTAGTCGCCGACCAGCCACGCCTCGATGTGGTACTCCTTGATCGGATCCGGGACCTCGTCCTTGTCCATGCCCCAGTCCAGCAGGGTCTGGCCCGGGACCGAGCCCCAGTACTGCAGGGCGTCGATCAGGCCGTCCTTGTTGACCGAGGTCTGCGACGTCGACTTGCCCTCGGCCGAGGCGATGGCGTTCTCGGTGTGGCTCTCGTCCAGCAGTCCGCGCGGGCTGTAGTCCTCCAGCGCCAGGCGGATGGCGCCGTCGTCGTAGCCCTCCACGCCGATCAGCTGGTGCAGGTCGTTGCGGCTCATCCGATGCTTCTCGATCAGGTAGCCGTCGTCGATGTCCACGCTGGCGGGCGAGGGGTAGATGTTGAAGGGCGAGACGCGCTCCCACTCCATGACGATCTGCTTGACCATCGTGGGGGTGAACTTGCCCGGAGCCTCGGGGTCCGGCGTCCACGTCAGCTGCGGCTTGTTGCGCATGACGGGGCCCTTGAGGACCGCCGTGGGGAAGGTCGTGAGGTCGTCGATGAAGGCGTCCATGGCCTCCAGGAACCCGCCCTGGACCAGCTGGTCTTCCATCTTGTCGGCCATGCGCGCCGAGCGCACCCGGGCGGCCGCGACGGCGTCGTCCCTGACCTGCTCCTTGGCCGCCAGCAGGGCCGCCGTGATGTCGTCGTCCGAGACCAGCACGCCCGACTGCATCGCCTGCGCCAGCTCGGCGCCCACCGAGGCGACGATCTTCTCGTCGATGTCCGGCGGAAGGTCCGGCACCGGCGTCGGGCGGATGGACCACGGCCGGTCCACGCCGGTGCTGACCACCACGTCGCGGATCCACGAGCTGGCGGCCCGGCACTTCACCGACGTCAGGTTCGAGTAGATGTCCGACCCGCCCTCGGCCTGGATGTGCTGCAGCTTGTCCGGGTCATAGACGCCCCGACGGGCGCGCTCGTTCTGCAGCAGGCGGTTCTCGACGTTCGTCGACTGCCGGGCCGTCGTGGCGTCCTGCCAGCAGGATTTGATGTGCCCGGCCAGGCCAGTGATTACCGGCTGGGCCTGGGCGTCCTGGGCCGCCTTGCGCTCCTCCTCCAGCACCGCCGACAGAGGGGCGGCGTGCAGCAGCCCGCCGGCGGTCATCGGCTGACTGACCGGCGGCTGATACATCGGGGCCTGGTTGGGGGTGAACGCTGGGCCGGCCATGGTCTACTTGCCCTTGAGGGGTGGGTCGGCTTCCATGTCGTCGGGCAGGGACGTGGGCGCAATACGTTCTCACCGGTCTAGCAGAGGGCGGAACGTCTACAGGCGTCGGCCTTCGTGGTGGCCAAGGCGTCCCCTGTAGCGACACCGCTGACCTGCTGGCGTGGGGCGCTCAACTCGAAGCCGTCACCTACCGCACCACCCCCGCCGCATACATGCCGACCACGAGCGCCGCCTACTACGGCCCGCGTCTGGTCTACGACCCCTCCACCCTCGCCAGCCTCGGGATACTGGTGGAAGAGGCGCGGACGAACGCCTGTCTGTGGAACCGCGACCTGACCAACGCCGCGTGGGTCCACACGACCATGACGGCGGCCCTGAACCAGACGGGCATTGACGGGGTAGCGAACTCCGCCAGCAGCCTGACCGCGACGGCCCCGGCGGCCACCACGCTCCAAACCATCGTGTTGGCCAGCTCGACCCGCCAACAGTCCGCCTACGTCAAGCGCCTGACCGGAACCGGCGTGGTCAACATGACCACCGATGGCGTGACGTGGACGGCTATCACCCTGACCGCCGCCTGGACCCGCGTAACCATCCCCGCCCAAGCCGCCGTGGTCAACCCGGTCCTCGGGTTCCAGATCATGACCTCGGGGGACGCTATTGCGGTGGATTGCGTGCAGAATGAGGCCGGCACGGGGGCTAGCTCGGCTATTGTCACGACCACGGCGGCGGTAACGCGGGCGGCGGATGATGTGGTGCTGACGGGCTTGAGCGTGCCGGACGGCTGCACGGTAATGTTTGAGGCGTATGTCCCCGCATTCCTCTCGACCGACGCCCGGATGAGCTTGTCCGATGGAACGACGAACAACCGCCTAG